GCGAAGAAATGGACGATGCCAATTCAAAATTGGCGTTTAGCAATGAATTGGTTTACGATTCAGTTCGATGATCGATTAAAAGATCATTTATAAAAAATGGAACTTACACAAAATAATTTACAGGCTCGTATTTTCTGTTTTAAGTGGCCCACCACCAGCTCCAGTAATCTCAAGTCGCTTCTCGTAAAACCCTTTCATGATCTTTTGCATTTGGTCCACGATCTTAATTGTCATGGTCACGTTATTTTTTTTGGCAAAAAGCAAGTCGCTCAAGATTTTTAACTGAACAATGTCATTTGCACCACTTATGTTGTGAATCGGCTGTTTGAGATATTCCTCTCTTGTAGACTCGAATACTTCCTTGTACTCCTTTCTTAAGTCGCGCCCTGCCACCTTAGTCGGGTCATAAGCTTCAACTTGCTGAGGTGAAACAGTGATGTTGAAAGTTTCCTTGATAGCCTTAACAACTTCAGTAGGTGTCATGAACTGCGCAAGAGACCGAACTATAAAGAGTTGCTCGGCTTTTTTAAGCTTCGCCATAATTCAAAATCCATCAAGGCTCATCAAGGAAACAAGGCAAAAAAAATGAGCCGGATGGCTCAGTTAATTAGGCAAGTTCCACAGCACTTGGAAATATTTACATCAGATACAAACGGCGCTTGCTTCGCCACTTCAATAAGTCGCTTCACGTTCTCGTCTGCTCCCCATCGTTTAACTACGCCTACAAACTCTTCAACATCATGGCCAGCCAAATAATGTTTTGGTAATCCTGTCATTTCACTGTAAAGAGGTTCGCCATCTTCATCACGCTCAACGCCGATGTGATAAAGCTCATGTTCTATAAGCGCACAAAAATCTCGGTCCGTTGCTTGTTCGCAATAACTCGCATCAATTGTGATGAGATAAACTGGCACATAACCAAACCAATCACGCATTTGTTGTTCCTGGCGAGCCTTGCGCCAGCCACCAACATTGAACATGACTTTTTCGCACTGGCCAGAAACCATTTGCTTTTTAACAGTGCACGCCTGTGAGGCCCACGCGAATGCAAGAAAGCCCTCATTCTCATGTATAAGCTCAGCGATATGGTCATGGTCTGGATTGTAGAGTTCACCTTCAATGGTTAAATAATTTTTAATTACCCAATCCATCAGATCTGGTGCCGGTGTTAAGCGTGTAGCTTCTTCATCATCAGCCTGATCAATAAATTCAGTCGGTGGAAATGGTCTGAACTGTTCCATCTTCAAGCCTCTCTAATTCACTTTTTATCCAGTTAATGACATATCCCGACAAAACAGAATCTGGATGAAAGCGCTCAATCTTATATCCCAACTCTTCAGCCTGATCGTATCGATCAAGACTCCAAGCTTTATTGGCCAACTTGCCGCCACGTCCACCTGACCAGGGGCCACCCTCAATCTCAATGAGCAAACGCAATTTCACAATATGAAAATCAAAGCGCCAATGTTTTGTATGAATGGGCTGAAACTTACTTTCAAAGCCAATGGCTAAATCAGTTAATTCTTCTTTTAGGGTTGCTTCAGCTTCCAAATAGTTTTGCTTGGCTTTTGGTAATGGCGTGCTCTTTGGCTTGGGTTTTCTTTCTTTTTTTCTGGTGAGAATAAAATACTTTTTAGGATCCATTGCACCACCAATATTTATAAGAAACCCTCAGGCTTATTGTTGAGCCGTGCGATTAATTTATTTTGCTTTGCTATGGCCAAAAAAAATCGCTCATCTAGGTGAGCGATCTGTTCTGTTGTTAAGCCCTTTGTATTACAGCTTCCTAAATGATTTAACTCTACTTGGAGTTGTCTAATCTCATGAGTAATTTTTTGAAATTCAGTCATACATACTCCAGAAAAGAAAAAGCCCCGCCAATAACTAGTATGAAGCGGGGCCGTTTGCGCCGTAATCAGTCCGGCTAAAAGAGAGGTGTGCTTATAAAACACCTCTCTCGAGATTAATAAAACTTATTTGCGTGTATTCCACTGGCGAATAGCATAATTAACAACTGATCTTTCTTCATAAACAGTGTCGTAATGAAAACTTTCATCCCAAGCGATCATCGCCCAAGCACTAGGGCCTTTTGATCCACAATCATGACACCATGTGAAAGCATCCCATGCTATAGAGCCGTCTTCATCTGGTTTTCCATAATGTGAAGAATCTGTACAAATTGAATCAGATCCACAAAATGGGCAATTTAAAGGTTTTTCATCTGGCCGTAATTCTGGTTTTTCTTGATCAGCATGCCAAGTATTTCCCATTTCCAGTGCTCCAGATACGCAAAAAGCCCACTAATATTAGTGAGCTTCTATTAAGTTTTTCAGGCGATCCATGTATAAAGCGCCCATTTTAGAAATACTTATACTCAACCGTTCTGTTTATGTCAAGCAAGGGTGATTTCTTCTGGCTCAAAATGAAACGATCTAGCCAAGCTTGTTCTAATACTGTTTTCCCAATTCTCTATACAAGCTTCAGCAATTAGCTCGTATGGTTCATAGCGTTCAGAATATCCAGATTTAGATACTTTTAATTTTGCGATCGTAATTTTTTCATGCAATGTATATGGGCGTTTCCCCGTACCACTACATTTATCACAAAACTTAGATCCGTTTGGATATCCCTTTTCATTGAATAACTCCAATTTACCTAGTCCCTGGCAATGGCCACACATTGCCTTTGTAAATAATCGCCCACGCAAAACAACCTCAGCAATACCTTTGGCCACATTTGATAAATCGCCCTGACAATTATTTGGCTTAAAGTTCTTTTTGATCATTTCACGATGGATCTTACCCGCGAGTACGTTTCTAACGCGGAAAAAATCAGCTGAGTTAATCTCCCCTTTTTTTATTTCAACTTTACCCGGTATTTCACCAATACGCTTTTTTGATTCCTTACCATTAATTATCCTGGTCTCATAAATTTTCTTTGTTTCTGTGATTTCTGCAATGCGCTCAAAATCAACACGTTCAAGCAGTAATTCTGCCCATTTTTTTGCGCCTGCAGGCAATAAGGCAATTTCTCCCAAAACAACATGCTTAGTAATTTTCCCTTTACCTTCGCTTTGAGCAATAGCAAGGCGAAGTAACTCAATAAAATCAAACTTTTCAACTAACATAATCGCCTTCCTACTTACCCTTAATTAATAATTCAATTTGCTTTAATGCCATACCAGACTTAACTTGCTCTGTGCTGAACCGTAAAACTGTAAAACCCATCATTGCCGCCGAGTTGTATTTCTCCATATCCCCGATGTAACCTTTACCTCTTGTGTGACGGCCTCCGCTCCAGATCCCGCCTTCTACCTCAATCAAAATCTTTGTACCCGTTATTAAAAAATCTGCTCTCCATTTACGATCAGGATGGAACTTATATTCCTGTTCAAAACCAATCTTGCATGCTCTTAAATGCGTTGCCAGAACCATTTCACCCACACTTGGTTGTCTGGCAACTTGCTTTGCTGAACGCCGCTTTTTATTTTTCTTTATCGGAAATAACTTGCGGTATTCAGCAATGCTGACTGACGACATCAAGCACCACCCTTCAGCAAATGGTCCAACTCCCTAGCAAAATGGCTATACATCTGAGACTTTTCAAAATCTCTTATACGACTTAATTCATGTGCCTCAACTCTGTACCTCTGAGCCATTTCACTTATTGATTTTTTAAGCTCATCCAGATTCGCTTGTTGTTCTTTTTGAATCTCCCAAGCCCACTTTCCAGATTTACCCTCAAACTCACTCATGACTGGCTCCTTTATAATTCTCAAAGAAGAACGTCACAGGTTTTGTCTTAATTTCAATCAAACCGAAACGAAGTAAATGACGAGCATGTGTGCTATCACGTAATAACTGCACATCACGGTAATGTGTAAGCAACTTTCGCCACCCTTCCAGCGGCATAGACGATTTGTTTGTATTGCAAGGAACACATGCAGGGTTCATGTTTTCTAAAGTATCGTTTTGCGGTCTAGTCATTTCGCCTGAAATCAACTTGCCACCACCAACATGAATTAAATCTCGCTTCACTGCTTCGATATGGTCTGCATGCCACTTATCGCCAAGCAAATCACCACAGTAAGCGCAATGTCCACCAAACTTTTGTTTTAGCTCAGCACGTTGCTGTTTAGTTAGTTTCATTGGTGAATTCCTTTCTTAATATGTTCTTTACGCGCCAACCACCACAAAACCACCGCACCGCAAAGTACTGCTGTTACACACGAAATGAGTAAGCCACAGCTTAAAATCTCGAATTTAGTCATGCTGATTTCTCCCAACTGACGTCTATCAGGCTTGGTCTAAACACCACAACACAGCAACCAAAAGGTGCATTCGTTTTAGAACCACCAAACTTTAGGCGTCCACGAATAAAATGAATTTCTCTTCCTAAGCAGTAATCTTGAAACCATCGGGCATCAGTTCTTACTGGAACGAGTGCAACTACCGTATGCCCTTTACTTGCTGTTTCCGCTGCCTTAGCAACCCAATCGATGATTTCTTTGCCGTAAGGTGGATTCATCCAGCATGTCCCAGTCCACTCTTGCTTTAGACCATCAATTTCAGGTGTAAAATAACGTTCACATTTAGCGTTTTCAGGCAGAGCACAAACGTCTAAATCAAAGTTAAATACTCGATCCAATTTTTCGAAAAAATCTTGCGGCGTAGCCCATACATCAGTTCGATCATCAGCTAATCCAAATAACTTATTTTTTGTCATGGAATTCATACATTCACCCCATCAATCAATCGCTGAATATTTCTAGGAATTGGCATACCCTCCCGACGGCACATCTCTGCGTATTCGTGTGGATTATCGAAAGGATCAGGGCCCAACTCTTTTATAAGCTCAGGCTCTTTTTCTTTTGCCTCAAGTTTTTGAACTGGTGCAGGTTTACGACCATTGATTTTTAATCTTTCCATCAATGATTTGAGATGCTTTTGAGCCTCGTCATTGCTCACAGGAACGTGTTTAGGTTCTTTGTGTTCTAGTTGTAGCGGTGGAGTGTAAAACTCTTGCTGACGGCCTTTTAACTGAGCTTTAGCAACCATCACGTTGTAGGTCCCGAAGAAATTATCTTGAGCTGCTCGCATTTGGCCGGCTTCGATCAAATACCTAACCTCGTCTAAGGCGTACTTAGTGATTTGGGTAATAACCACGGAACGGTCAGTTGTAAACTTACATGCGCGAGACCAAGCTTCTTCTGGAGACATCCAACTTTCACCGATACACCAGGTGCGAAACTCGGCAAATGACGGCATAAAGCGTCCACCTGCTGTAAGTAAACGACCAAGTGCGTTGTTAAATTGGTTTTGTTGAACGCCAACCAGTGTTTTAAGTGCGATTTGCTCAACCACTGACAGAGGAATTGCGCTTTCGCCTGTTGCTGGAAATTGCTTATTGAACTGAGCAGCGTAAACAGTGCGAAGAGAAGCGATTAATTGACGCACTTCGTTCAAGGTAATCTCATGCATGACCTACCTCCTCACTCACTAGAAACTTTTTTGAAGGGGTTACATCCACGATTTGAGACTGGTTTTGTTCTTCAAAAAGATTTGCGAAGTAACCCGGCTCTTGTGTTCTTTGCCCAACTGAAGTGATTTGCTCTTGCTTCTTGCGGTTAGCAGCAACTTGTTTCTCGTTGTTTTGAACCCAAGAGAACCACTTAACCAACCAGATGCTTGGTGTATTCAACGAGCTTGATTCGTT